GTCTAAGTTCTGCTTTTCTTTGAGCTCTCATAAACTCACCACCTTTTTTCATATCAATATGATAATATTCTAATCCAGGAATACTTTGAATTGCTTTTAAACTTCTGTATCCAAATACATCTAATCCAACCATTTGTTTTGAATAACTATCTACTTCACCTGCTGTTCCAATCTCTGCTCTATAACTTGAACCAGTGTATAAAGCTTTTCCGTCTTTTAATACGGCAACAAGTCTTCCTTTTGTAAGACCTACATACGCTCTACCACTACTATAATAACCTTGTCTTACTTTACTTGGTAGATATTCAACTGGTTTACCAGCAACTGCAATAACTAAACCTTTGTTTTTTGGTGTTCTTAATTTTTCAATGTGATAGTCTTCTATTTTATCCCATTCAACTCCGTATCTTTTTGCTGTCTGTGAAAAGAAGTCTCTATTTAAACCACCATATCCACTTGCTAAATTTCTCAAAACATCACTTTTAAATGCTTCAGTCAACATCATTGATTTTTTAACATTGTGAATTTCTTCTTTGATTATTTGTCTTAATTGTGATTTAGTTATTTTCATATTATTTCTCTGTAATGATATCGTGTATTAATTGTTCTGTTTTACACCAAATACCACAATCTGGTCTTTGTTCATATTGTTGAGTTTTATCAACTGATTCGTTCATTGGTGATAAAAATGCTCCGTGAGTTGAAGGATTTGATACAAAGTCAAATGCAATTAACTCAAAGTCTGGTTGAACTTCTTGAGTTCCAATTTCACCGATTGTTTCTACTGAACCCAATCCTCTTGAACTAATACCTAATTTGATACCTGATTTAAATAATTCTTTTAAAATATTTCCACTTGGTGTTCCCAATACTTCAACGGTACCGACTAAATCGTTTCCGTTAAAATGCATTTCCATAACATTGTGTGATGCATTCTGTAAGTTAACTACTGATGAGTCTGGGTGGTCTAATTCACCAAGTGCTCTTTTTTGTTGAATAAAGTTTTCTGTGTATTTTTTAGCTTCTCTCATCAACAAATCTTTTGGATATACTCTACCATTTTGATTTTTAGCATTAGCTCTTTGTAATACACCTTTAACAACTAACTTTCCGTCATTTGTTGACATAGACTCAGTTATTTGTTGTGGTGTAATCTCAAATGGAATATAATCTACTATTAATTGTTTCATTATTTTACCTTCTTCTTTAGTCCTAATGCATCTCTCATAAATTTTGTTACATTAGAACGATATTGTTTTTTTAATTCTTTTGATAATGGTTTGTTTGTTTTATCTTTGGAAACTTTTCCTTGTAAAACATCATCAAACTTATACATTTTATCACGAAAAGTAGCTTCTGCTTTTTTTAATCTTTCAATAGCTTTAGAAGCTCTGGCTTTATCTGAAATATCTTCTGATAAAGACATTTCCATAAGTTCTATGATTGTCTTTAATTCGGACAACTTCATTATCGTAAATTACCTACTCTGCTGGCTAATTTTACTAATCTTTCTGAAATACTACTTAATGCTTTATGTGTAGTTTTCCAATAATCTTTTGAATCTACTTTTAATTCATTTTTTAATTTTTGATTCATTTTAATTGTTTTGTCTAATTCGTTTAAAGAATTTTTAACTTCACGAATACTTCTACCAATTTTTTGTTTTGGTGTTAAGGTTTCATCATTTCTCCAATCGTGATAACGACCCTCATTTACTTTTTTAAATCCTGTTGAAGTTGTTGCTATTGAATCTTCTTTGTCTTTATCTTGTTTTCTTTTTTTCTTTGATTGAAAAGCGTAAGGTGTTTTTGGTGGCCCCTCTCCTCCGTCTAAATTACCAGTCATTGAGGCTTCACCGATTTGTTCTTTTTTCCAACCACCACCGGCCGCTTTATATTTTTTTGCTGCCCAAGCATTAGCATAAGCACTTGGATAGACATCAAATTTCTTTTTGGCTTGTGATTTATAATAAGACCATTTGGAAGGATTGGTTGGTGTGTTTTTTTCTAAGAATAAATTAAGTTTTTCTTCTACACTTTCTAATGGTGCTAAACCTCTTTTTTTTCTTTTTTTGGCTTGAGTGCTTGCATATTCATTTGTAGAAACTTCTTCTTCTACCATTTCAATGATAAGTTTTTTTAGATTATTTAACGCTTGTGACATCTTTTAATTCCTTGATTAGTTCATAGTATCTCATTAAAGAAATAACTTGATTATCTTTAACGACTGATTTAGTTGTAAAGTTTTTTGCTTGATTGATAGCTTCCGTCAATTTGATTTTTACCACTTTATCATTTACTTTTCTGGATAGTGATTTTAACTCGTTTACAACCTTTGTGATTTCTTCATTTATGAACTTACCAAAAGAATTAGAATTAGATATATTGTTAATGTATTCTCTTAGAAGTGATTTTTGTGATTCTGATAAATTGGTATATTTTTTGTTGAATTTATCAACCAAAATTTGATATGATAATAATTGAGTATCTCTTTCTTCTTTTCTCAATGTTTCTACCAATGAACTTGGTTTTTGTTTCTTTGGTTTAGAAGTGATACTTTCTAAAATAGTGTATTTTGTATCAATAACTTGTTTTGGATTAAAATCTATTTTTGTTGTTTCTACTAAAAACAATTTATAAATAGACGCCAATGTTTTGTAATTAGATACTCTTGTATTAAAGAAATCTTTAGCTGAAAAAGTTTCTGATATTTCTTTAATTAAATTGTATTTTTCTAACTTTAATTCTTTATTACTAATTCTTTGTCTTGTTTTAATAACAGCTTCTAGTAATTTTTCTGCTCTTGCTTCTTCTTGATAAGAATTGGTTAAAAGAATATCATATAGTTCTTTCTCTTTACCTAATGCAGTGTTTTCATTAAAGTATTTTTTTAATAAATTTACTGATTTTGATTTTTTATTATTTAAAATGTCAGCTGTTACTTGTCTTGTTAAAATTTCAAATAATAAACCTGTATTCTTTATCTTAGAATGTTTTATTTTTTGGGACATATTTATTCCTTAACTCCTCTTTTTATAAACACCAATCCTTATTGATATACTCTATCAATTATAAATATAATGGAACTGAATAATTAATCAATTTAATTGTCATTTAAAGACGAAGAAACTTCGTTTTTATACTCAGTATCAACATCTTCAGCTTCATTGATTATTTTTTTATCAACTTTTGATTTTAATTTGTCTAAACCTAATGATTCTCTATAAGCTTTGCCGTATCTTGGACTAGAACTACGAAGTTTTTTTCTTTCGTGATTACCTAATGGGTCACGACCTCTTGCACTTCCGTCTTTTCCGTAATGTGGCATCTCTTTAGGTCTTCCAGCACCTTCCCAACCGCCTTCAGGAGAACCACCTTCTTCACCGAGTTCTTCGGTTCCAGTTCTACTGATATAATCATCTTCAGCGTCTTCTTGTTCTTGTTCAGCCGCTTGTTTAGGGTCTGTTCCTTCATTTTTAATTGACTCTAGTCTAAATTCTGTTTTTTTGTCTTCAACTAATTGTTCTTCAAATTCTTTTATTTCTTCTTCTGAAAATCCAAAAATTTGTTTGTATGACCAAGCTTTTGGTGTAACTGAATTTTCTGATAAATCGTTGAATGTTTGGATTCGTTGTCCTAACAATTCTAACTTTTCTTGTTCATAGATTTTAGATGGATTTGTCAATTCTAAATCAAAGTTTACTAAGTCTTGGTCTGTATATCCTTGTGAATATAAATGAACGATACCAATCTTAGTCAATTCACTAACCATAATTCTTTGTATTCTTTCTATGGTTCTTGCAAATCTAACATCTTCTGCCGCTAGTGTTGCTTTTGATTCACTAGCTTTCTCAGCATAACCATAATAAGGCTGTGGTATCTTCAATGATGCTAATAATTTGTTTCTCAAATACTCAATATCGTCTGTGGCTTGATATTCTAAACCACTAAGGTTTTCTATTCTTGTTCCACTATCACCACCACGAACAGGTAAGAAGAAATCTTCTGTAATGTTTTGGATATTGTATTTTAAATTGTATTGTCCGTTTTCGTCAATAACCGGAGCTTTCTTCATTTTACCAACTATTTTTTGCATATATTGGTCAACTTCCGCTGGTGGAATATTACCTATGTCAATGTTGAATATTCTTTTTTCTGGTGCTCTCATAATTCTATGAATTAACATAGCGTCTTCCATAAGTGATAATTGTTTCCATACTTTTCTACCACCCTCTAACATTGAACGACCATAAGGTAAGAAGTTTGAATCTGAAATCATTCTAAAGTGAGCTATTTCATAGTTTTCAAACTCTGTTTTTGCTCCTTGTTGTGTTTGTCTTACATCTCCACTTTCCAATACAAACTTAGTGTAGTGTGGATTTTCTATATCTTCACCTTCTACTCTTTGAACATCATAACTTGATAAAGGTTCTACATTTGTAATACCATATTTTTCATTAATATCTAATTTCAAAAAGAAGTCTCCGTATTTACACAAGTTTCTTGTCCACGGGTATAAATTAAACTCAATGTTTAAAATATCGTAATATAAATTATGTAGAATATCGTGTATTTGATTGTTGTCTGATTTAATACTTAATATTTTTCCGTATTCTGATTTTAATGTTGTTTCGTCAGCATAAATATCAAGAGCTGATGAAATTAACGGGTCTGAATCCATTGCTTCATAATCTCTAAACAATCCCATACGCATTGTTTTTTGATACAAAGATTGATTGTATCCACTCATTCCACTAGGACTTTTGTATAGACGAGCAAATCTATCAACTAAATCTCCACTAGATATAGCTTGAACTTGTGCTGTGTCTGCTATTTTTAATTTTCTACCACCGACATTTCTAACAATTACATTTGTAGAAAATAGTCGTTGTAATCTACTGAATAAATCTCTTTCAGCCATATTTCACCTCTTATTTAATTAACCAAGTTAAATCTTCTTTTTCCCCTTTGACATCCATTTCCCAAGAATCATTTGTTTCGGTATTTGAAGTATAAACTCCTGGATTATGTCCAATACCTTGTATTGCTTTCTTAGAAAGTTCTATACCTTCACTTCTTAATCGTAGTGCAGTATCACGAACCCAAAGGGCTATTGCGAAAGACATTACCAAATCATCATTGTATCCGGTCATTGCTTCCGCTCTGTTTCCATTATAAATAAATACAAATAATTCATCAATTAATCTTTGAGAATGAACCACTACTGATTCTTCTCTAAACATTTCCTCTAACTTTGCAACAATTAAAGGTCTTGATTTAGATGTCGTTGAGAATCCAGGAACCATATTTCGTTCTTGACTTCTATATTTATTTGTTATTTGATGTTGAACATCAACATATTGCAAATCTTTACTTGTATAAAACAAGTTTGGATATTCTCTATCAATTACTTGTTGAATTGCAGCCCAACCAATATTGTTGTTTTCCACAACCAACAAAGCATTGTTGTATTCACTAGCTACATTAACTAGCATATTTCCAAAATCTTGTGTAGAGATTTTACCTTTGTATTCAGCTACTTGTTCCAAAGATTCTACATCTATAATATGAAACGCTGAATAATCAGTTCCATCACCTCTACTAACATCGGCACTTACCACATAATTTTTAGTATAGTTTGGTGGTTGCCATATCCAATAGTTAGAGTCTATACCTCTCTTTTCCATTGGTTCTCTTACACTACTTTCTTTTAAATTTTCAAGTAGTAAACCATCAATAACACCACGACCAGAAGTGATAAAATCACAATCACATTCTTGAGCGGCTAATGAAGGCCCTAACAATTTATCTTGTTCATCTCTCCACTCTTGTCCTCTTTCAGGGTGAACTGACCAATGTAATTTAATAAAATTAAAATCATTAGTTCCGTCTTCAGCACCTATCCAAGTTTTATGGAAAAAATTACCAACACCATTTGGTGTAGAGATAACTAAAGCTCTACCACCAGTCGCTAGTGTTTGTTGCGCGGCTCCCCATATAGTGTCTATCTTATCGATAAACGCGGCCTCATCAATAATCAACAACGACAAGGCTTCGGAACGACCTGATTCTTCAGAACTCGCTACCGCTTTAATTTGAGAACCATTTTTATATCGTAATGATAATTTGTTGTCCTCAACACAAGGTTGTTTTAACCAACCTGGTAAGTTAGCGTGCATTACTCTAACTTTTGTTACTAAGTTTTTTGCTGTTTCTTGTTTTGTAGCAATGACCAAGATATTTTTATCTTGTTGAAATGTCATCATCCACAAAGCATATCCAGCAGTTAATGTTGATAAACCCAATTGTCTAGCCTTCAACACAATATTATAGTCGTGTTGCATAAAAGATTCTAATGATTTCTCCTGAAAGTCGTATAAATTAAAATTAACTTTACCTCTAACAGGGTGTTGGATTATCCCATACTTACCTAAAAAATAAACTGGGTCTTGTGCACACTTAGCATATTCTCTTTTAATGGCTTCTTTTAATTGTTTTTTATCACTCATTAATCAACTATTTCACCAGCAAGTTTTACTGAAACTGAAGTTGCAACTACACCAAATGTAAAATACAACCACTTGTTTTCATACCATTTAGGTTTAACAAGTTTAATTTGTTTCTCGTATAAAACTTCTCGGTCTTTTAAAATATCTACTTGTTGAGTTTTAAATGAAAGTAACATAGAATCAATCTGTGTTTGATTCTCATACTTTTTCATCAACTCGTCATAAATACTAATT